ACAATAAACTGATCAAGTTCACCCAGCAGATCAACCGCGAATGGGTGCGCGAGAACATGTTCTCGCCCTACATGGGCGAGGATCTAAACTCCATCATCCGCAAGCGGATGGAGCTCAAGGCTGGCGGCGAGGTGATGAACATCCCGCTGGTCAGCCGGCTGCAGGGCGTCGGTGTCAGCACCGGGCCGCTGGTTGGCAACGAAGAGAAGATCGACGATTACGGCATGCGGATCTGGCTTGAGTGGATTCGCAACGCGGTGGCGACCACCAAGGCCGAGCAGCAGAAGGACAGCGCCGATATCTTCGGCGAGGCCAAGCCGCTGCTGAGTGATTGGCTCTCCGAGGTGACCCGCGATGAAATCATCGCGGCACTGATGGCGTTGCCATCTGAAAGCCAGCCGGCGGCGGGCACCCGCGTCAATGGAATTCTCTATGAGCTTTCCACCGCGGCAGAGCGCAACACTTGGCGGCTCAATAACCTCGATCGCATTCTGTACGGTGCAACAACGGCCAATTCCGCGACCGACCACGCCACCTCGCTTGCCAACGTGGACGCCACCTCCGACAAACTTACGGCCGCCAACCTGTCGCTGCTCAAGCGGGTGGCGATGGGAGGCAACCCGCGCATCAGGCCATACAAAACCAGATCAGGGTATGAGTACTTCGTCGCCTTTGTTGGGCTGAACATCTTCCGCGATCTTAAGATGGACCCGACGATGGTTTCGGCGAACACTAATGCGCGTGCGCGGGAAGGACGCGAGATAAACGGCGGACCCGACAATCCGTTGTTCCAAGACGGGGATCTGCTGTGGGATGGTGTGGTTGTCCGCTCGGTGCCGGAGATCTCGTTGTTTGTTGGGACGACTGCAAATCCCGGCCCGTGGGGTGCGGCTTCGGGCGGCAATCTGTTGATTGCCGGCAACGGCGGCACGCGGGTGGAGCCGGTGTTCCTCTGCGGTCAGCAGGCGGCAGTGATCGCCTATGGTCAAATGGCAAAACCTACCTTCAGAAAAGAAGATGACTATGGCTTTATCACTGGCACAGGAATCGAGGCCGCCTACGGCGTCGGCAAGATGTTCAAGAAACATCCCAAGTCCGGCACCAAGCTTGTGCAATGGGGCGTCGCCACCGGGTTCTTCAACTCGGCGTCCGACTAAACCAACTCGCACATAACCCCATTCACAAGGAGACAAGGATATGCCCGGTAATCTCATGACTGGAACGTCAGCCCGCGACATCGGCTATAACGTGGTGCAAGCCATCTGTGGTCGCGTCGTCGGCGCCGGCGCCGATGTGGCCGTGAAGATCGGCACACTACCGGCGGGTGCGATCATTCTCACGGTCAGCACCGACGTGGAAACCGCGATCACCGGCACCGCGCCGGTGTTCAGCATCGGCACGGCGTCCGGTGGAGCCCAGCTTGCATCTGCCGTTGCGCTCACGGCAGGCAGTCTGAACACCGTTCCGATCGCGGCACTGGTGCAGCCGCTGGCGGCCGACACCGACGTGTGGGCCGGCATCACGGCCGGCGGCGCCACTACCGCGGGCAATGCCTACGTCATGGTCACCTTTGTCAAGCCGTTGACCTGATGGCCAAGCTCACTTGGCGCGGACCTGACGACTACGAGGCGGGGGAAACCCCGCCTTCTAGCTGCACTTGGGCCGGTATCACCTTCCCCGTTGGCGTTGCGGTGGAGGTGGATAATCCATGGATGATCGGCAAGGCGCAGGGTAACCGCATGTTCAAGGTGGAGGGCGAGCCGCAAAAGGTGCAATGGCGCGAGCCCGCCACCGAGGCCGATCCGGCCGATCAGCCGCCCGGCGTGAGTTTCTTTGACGATCCGCCCAGGATGGATGAAGGGCCGCCGCTCGATTTCCCACCCGACTACCCGCCGGAAGAAGAGCCAAAGCGCAAGCCCGGGCGCCCGCGCAAGGTGACACCCAATGGCGATCAGTAATTACACCGATCTCAAAAATGAACTGTCTGCCTATCTGTTCCACCAGCGGCTGGTGCCGCGCTATGACAACTGCACGCAATTGTTCGAAACCGCCGCCAATACCCGCTTGCGGGTGCTGCCGATGGAGGCGAGCACCTTGCTCACCACCACCAGCGGGGATGTGACATTGCCGACCGACTATCTGCTGTGGCGCACGATCAAGGGCACCGCCCGGCCATATGAAGATGAACTGGACTACGTCCACCCCGCCTATTTGCCGCCCTCGACCTACACCACCGGGCAGTGTCCGCGACTGTTCACCATCGAAGCCAACACGCTCAAAATTCGCCCGGTCGATGACACCGCCGATGTCTGGGATTTTCACTATTATCGCAAGATCCCATCGCTGGTCACCGCCGGCACCAACTGGCTGTTGACGGCATATCCCAACGCTTACCTGTATGGCGTGCTCACCGAGTTGGCGGCCGTCCAGCGCAACACCGAAATGGCGCAACTCTACAAGGCCCGCCGCGATGAGGCATTCGCGGAAATCACCCAACTGTGCGCCCTCACCACTGGCGCCACCTCGCCGCAGGTGCGGACTGCGGAGTATTTCTGATGCCGAAAATCTTCGACAGCGACAGCAACGAAATCGCCGAGTTCCCGCTTTCGCCCAAGCATGAGCAGGCGCTCAAAGCCGGCGAGGAAATCACGATGCTGTTCCACACCCCGCAATTGCAGCGATCGCTGCTCGGCACGGTTTCGGGATCGTTCACCTTGCGCAAGATCGGCGAGCGTGTGGTTGCGCTCGATCCCGGCAGCGTGAAAAAATATGCCGCCATTCAACAAGGCGTCAAAAAAGCGCGGGGGCTGGAATGAAGCCGACGCCGGTTGAATTCTCGGAGTGGCGCCCCGACGTGGCAACACTCGACACCAAGTTTGCATCCGAGGTGGAAAACGTCTTCGCTGGCGTCAATTCCTATCTGCCGTTTCCGTCGCTGCTCGCCTTCACCGATGCATCGCTGTCCAACGCCGGCAACGATGAATTCACCAAGATATTGCTGCAATTCGACGGCCCCACAACCACGATCACCGATACCAATATCGGCGGCTCGGCGCACACCTGGACGGCGGCCGGCAATGCAACCTGTGACACCGGGGATTTTGTTTTTGGTCCGGCATCGCTGAAACTCGACGGCACCGGAGATTGGGTCACCACGCCGGATCATGCTGATTTCACTCTCGGTACGAGTGATTTCACCGTCGATTTCTGGGTCAAGGCGGCGGTTGACGGCACACACCTAGGCATCTTTGGCCAGTGCGATGCAGCGGCCTCGCCGTTATCGACCAGTATCGGCGCCTACCGGGAAACGACCAACAAACTCGCCATCGTATGGGCAACGGGGGGCGGCCCCACCACGATTTATAGCACCTCCGACATCACCGTGGCAGCGGGCTGGACCCATGTTGCGCTGACCCGCACCGGCACCTCGTTCAAGCTGTACATCAATGGCGTGCAGGAGGCGGCGGCCGGCATTGGCGGCTCCATCAACGATTCGAGCAACGCCTTTCGTATTGGCGCATTGGGCGAGCGCACCACCTTGACGATGAACGGCCGCATCGAAGGGTTTCGGCTTTCGGTCGGCACCGTGCGCTGGGCCGATACATTCACCCCGCCGCGGTCGGCGTATTTCAACGCCGGCGGGCGCGCTTGTGGGCTGTACTCCGCGCGCACCGCGACCGGCGGCTGGAAGGTTTACGCCGGCACCACCACCAAGCTGCTGACGTGGTCGCTGGCGGGCTGGGCCGATATCAGCGGCAGCGCCTACAACGTGCCGCCAACCGAAATGTGGGCGTTCGAGCAAAGCGGTACCAAGGTGGTGGCGGTCAATATCAACAACAATCCGCAAGTGGCCGACGTTGATGCTGGCGGCAATTTTGCCGACTTGGCGGGATCACCGCCGCGCGCCGGGCATGTGCGGCAGATGGGGGATTTTCTGTTTCTCTCTCGCCTCGACAACAGCGGCGGCTTCAACAATCGCTGTGTGATTTGGTCAGGCATCAACGATATCACTCACTGGATCATCGGCCTTCAGCTTTGCGACATGCAGGAATTCCCTGACGGAGGCCCGGTGCAAGGCGTGGCCGGCGCTGAAATCGGCTATGCCATACAAGACCGAACGATCAGGACCATCCAATTCCTGCCCGGCGATACAACTTTCATCTTCAACTTTTCGCGGGTGCTGCACGACCGCGGCAGCGTATCGAAATACGGCTTCACCTCGATCGGAAACGTTTTGTACTTCGTGGCAGAAGACGGCTTCTACTCGCTCACCGGCCAGCAAGTCACGCCGATCGGCTCCGACAAGGTCAACGAGTGGTTCATTAACCCGAATAATTCCGACGTGACCCGGCGCGACGTGGTGCATTGCATCGCCGGCGTGAACAAGCCGCGGGTGGTGTGGGTGTATCATGCTTCCTCGGCGTCGCCGATGTACGATCGGCAAATCATCTTTGACTGGTCGAATGGCCGCTGGGCCAAGGCCGGTGTCTCGGCGCAAGTGTGGGGCTTGCTGGCGTCGCCCGGGCTCGACCTCGACACCACCGGAACCGAATTCCAAGATGTGCTGCTCGACAGCGCCGCGCTGCCGCTCGATAGCTTCGCCTATATGGGCGGAAGGCCATTGATCGGCGCGATCGATCCTGACGGCTTCCTGGCTACGCTCGCAGGGCCCAACCTGCCGGCGACGCTGGAAACCGCCGAGCTCCATTTGATGCCGGGCATGCGCGCCTTCGTCAACGAAGTGTATCCGCTCGATGATGCTGCCTCGGATGCGTCGGGTCAGATCCAGAATGGCACCCGCGAAACATTGCAGAGCGGCGCCCCGTTCTGGTCGCCGCCGGTGCCGATCGAGCCGGCGGTGGGCTCGGCCTTCGTCATGACCTCGGCGCGGCTGCATCGCTTCCGCCGGTTCATCCCCTACGCCTCGACATGGACCCATGCTCAAGGCGTGGCGGTGAACGCGCAACGCGACGGCGAGGGTGTCGGCCTATGAGTGGGGTGGATGCACCGGCCCCATGGCGCATTGCCTTTGACAACGCCCGCGACCCCTACACCGCGCGCAACGCGCTCGGTGCCGAGGCAATCGGGGGCGGTGGCGGCGGTGGCGGCGGTGCACCCGATAACGCCGAGTACATCGTCGCGGCGACCGATGCCACGCTGACCGCCGAGCGGGTGTTGACGAATACCGCGACGATTACTTGGGATTTCACCACCCCGGGACAGGCCAAGGCGTCAACCGCTGCCGGCGGCGGCAACGTGAGCAACAGCGGCACGCCCACGCTCGGGCAATATGCCAAATGGACGACGGCCACCACGATCCAAGGAGTGAGTGCCGCTACGGTGCTCGGCGATATCGGTGCGCAACCGCTTGACGCTGATCTAACGGCGATCGCCGCGCTCACCGGCACCAATACGATCTATTACCGATCCGCCGCCAATACGTGGTCGCCGGTGGTGATCTCCACTGGGCTGGCATTCAGTGGCGGCAACCTGACCTGTACGGTCAGCACCGCAGGATCACAGCCGCTCGATGCCACCCTGACCGCGCTCGCCGCCTACAACACCAACGGCTTGCTCACGCAGACGGCGGCCGACACCTTCACCGGTCGCACGCTCACCGGCCCAGCGGCGGGCATCACGGTTAGCAACGGCGACGGGGTGGCGGGCAATCCGACCTTGGCGCTGGCCAACGATCTGGCGGCACTGGAAGCTCTCAGCGGCACCGATACGATTTATTACCGATCGGGCACAAGCGCATGGACCGCGGTTACGGTCGGCACTGGGCTGACGTTCACCAGCGGCACCTTGGCGGCAACGGGTGGCGGTGGTGGTGGCAATGTCTCCAACAGCGGCACGCCGACTGCGGGGCAAGTTGCCGAATGGGTAACCTCGACAACCATCAAGGGTAGTTCGGCGATCGGGTTTCGTGCCCACAAGAACGGCACCAACCAAAGCATTGCAACCGGAATTGGTACATTGACCAAAGTCACGTTCGGAACCGAGGTTTACGACCAGGGCGGCTATTATGATGCGGCAAACAGTCGGTGGACGCCGCCGGCTGGGATGGTACACATCGATATTGGTCTGACTTCGAACGATGTGACGGCCAACACGACAATGTACGCTGCCATCTACAAGAATGGCGCATTCTATCTTATAGCGTTCATCGTGACACCCAACATATCCGCATATAGCCAAATACACCTTGATGATGTGGCCAATGGTACAGATTACTACGAGGCGTTTGTCGCACATAATTCGGGCGTAACCAGCACCATTGACGGTCGCGTCGAGAGAACGCATTTCTGTGGGCACGTTGTCAGATGAGAGGAGTTGCATCGATGGCTCTTGATTATGCGGCAACGGCCGCGCTCATGCAGAATGTCGCGTTCCATGATCGCACCAAGATCGCTTGTCTGCACTACGCGACATATATTCTCGGCGAGGCGGTGAGTGTGCCTGCCCATTCCAGCCGCCTGCGATGGGCGCAAAATACCACAGCATCGCCGGATCAATCGGCGGTCAATGTCATGCCCATACTGGTGATGGATGACAAAGTACAGGCTGACGGAGACGCAATAAGCGATGCCAATTTGCAAATTGCAGTGGAAACCAGCGTCAACCAATTACTCTGAGGACAGCAGCCCATGCCCGGCGAAGACATCTATTCGTGGTCACCGTCAGCCACGCTGAACGGTAGCTCCGACACGCTGATCAACTGGGCCGAGGGCCAACCGCGCGCGAGCGTGAACAATTCCTCGCGCTCGCAGATGGCGGCACATGCCAAATTTCGCGACCTGCAAAACGGCTCGATCGTCACCAGCGGCACCGCCGATGCGCAGACGTTTTTCTCCGGCAACAGTTACACCACGGTGCCGACCGGCATGCGGGTGTTGCTCAAGATCGGGCCGTCGCTGACCAACACCGCCGCCGCCACGCTCAACATGGACAACATTGGAGCCGTTGCGATCAAATATCCTGACGGAGGCGAGCTTGGCGGCAGCGCATTGAAGGCCGACAGCTATGCCGAATTTCTCTATGACGGTACCAATTGGGTGATGGTGACGATACCGGCGTCGACAATTACCAACATCACGATAAACCAGACGATCATTTCGACATCAACGACCGCAGTTGAATTCACCGAAGGTTTTGACGGCAGTTATGATGGCCTTACCATCCTGATCACCAACCTCGTTCCTACCAACGATGCAGTTGAACTGTGGCTGCGAGTGAGTACCGATGCCGGGGCGACGTGGAAAGCCGCGGTCAATGATTATCGTTGGGTGAAGGATGTTTTGTTCGATGCAGTCGAGCCCCCGCTTTGGGGCGGCTCGACATCGACTGCATACGGCAATTCGCCGGTTGGCGATCGGGCAATTCGATTGACCGGGCCGTGGATGAGCAACCTCACGGATCGTGCGGTGGCCGGCGAGGTGAAAATTTTCGCGCCGCATCTGGCATCGATCAACATGATACAATGGCATCTCAGCTTCAAGGACTCTGCCACGTTCACCGATCTTTATCGTGGCAGCGGCGGATATCGATTGGCTGGCCCTGTGAATGGCATCAAATTCGAAGCATCAGCGGGCAGCATCGCCTCCGGGAAATTCACCATGTACGGAGTGAGAGGCGCATGACCCACAAGATGGTGAATGGCAAATCCGTTCCGTTGACTTCGGCGGATGTTGCCGCATTAGCGGAACGTGAAGCCGCATGGCTGGCAGATGAACCGCGACGGCGAGCAGATAGAGAACGGTTCGATGTTCTTTCGACGGATGTTCCGGCCAAAGAAATGGTCAACCGATTGGCGGCAACGGCTGGTGATCTCGATAGTTGGTTTGCAGTCAATGTGACCAATTTCGAGCAGGCCAACGCTGTGCTGAAAGAGTTATGCAAAATCATTATGGTTCGCCGGCGGGGATGAAACTCCTCCCCGTCCAGATGACGGATGAAGACTTGAAGGGGATGCTTCCGCATTGGTCGAAGTTTTTGCCCGACATTGCCAAGCGATCGAAGGAGCCGCTGGCCACGCTGATCGCCAAGGTGGCGCTAAAGCATGTGCAGCCGTTCATTATCTGGGATGAAGACAACCTAACCGCGGTGGCGTTGCTCGGCATCGCCTATCACAAGCGCGGCGACGACCTGATCGGCGAGATTGTCTGGATGACCGGAAGCAAGCGCGAGAATTGGCAGCATCTGCTGTCCGAGGTTGAAACCTACCTCAAGGATCACATTGGCTGCGCTGTCATCCGGCCGGTGTGCCGGCCGGGGTGGAAGAAGTTTTTGCAAGCGCGCGGCTATCACGAAACCCACGTCACGATGGAAAAGGTGCTCTGATGGGCAGCAGCGGTGGTACCCAAACGCCAGTTACGCAGCAAACCCAGCAGACCAAAGACCCGTGGTCCGCTGCGCAGCCGCATCTGATCAATGCGATGGGTTCCGCCCAGAGCCTGTATGGCTCCAACACCGGCTATCAGCCATGGACCGGACAGACCCAGGCGGCGCTCGATCCATTTATCAGTAACACCATGAATACGATGTACGGCCAGTTGCTGCCGGACGTTAATGCCGGCGGCACCGCCGGCAACATCGCATCGCGCCAGCTTGGCACCGACCTGATCCAAAACCAGGGGCTCTCCCCCGAATTGCGCTCGCTGTATGAGCAGGCCAAAGGCGACGAAAATCCGTACTTGCAGAACATCATCAACACCAGCAATCGCCAGATCAGCGATAAGGTCGGTTCTAGCATGAGCGGGGCCGGGCGCTATGGTTCCGGCCAGCACACCGACGTGGCGGCGCGGGCCATGGCGGAAGCGGCCGACCCGCTGTTGGCACAGGACTACGCCCGCCGCCAACAGCAGCAGCAAAGCATCTTGGAGGGCGGACAGCAGCGCGCGGGGCAATGGGCGCAACTGATGCCGGGCTTGGACGAGGCGCGCTTTGCTCCGGCGCAAAGCCTGATGGCGCTGGGGCAGTTCAACCAAGAGCGGGCACAGGGTGCGCTGCAAGATCAGATCAAGACCTATAACGCCCAGCAATCCTACCCGTGGGAGCAACTCGCCCGCTACAACGCCATCGTGGGCGGCGCCGGCGGATTGGGTGGCAGCATGACCGGATCCACCACCACCCCGATCAACTCGCCCTCTACCCTGCAGAAGCTGCTCGGCGGCGGGCTGGCGGGTGCCGGCATTGGCGGCAGTTTCGGCGGGCCGGTGGGGGCCGGGGTCGGTGCGCTCGGCGGCGGGCTGCTCGGAATGATGGGCTGACAAGAGTTCGCCAAATGCCATTTAGCGAACCATAGAGGGGCGAAAAATGCCTGCAAGCCTGATGGACATGTTCAGTGGCCAAGCGCCGATGGCGTTCTCCCCGCGCGACTATGCCGGCAATCAGATCGGCATGGGCGACGCAATCGCACAGAACAGCAATTCCCTGGTCGGGCTGGGCATGGGCCTGTTGCAGCCCTACCGCCCGGGCGAGAGCCCCTACGGCGCCGCCCTGCAGGGCTATCAGGCCGGCTCGGTGGCCGACAGCAACCGCGGCTATCGCACCGCGCAGTTGCAGCACCAGAAGAGGCAGGAGGCGCGGCAGGCGGCCAACGACGCATTCACGCGCAGTCAGGCCAATATTACCGATGCCCAGCGGGCAATGAAGGATGTTTTGGGTGCTGATGCCACACCGGAGCAAAAAGCTGATTTTATGAAAAGCTACTACGCCAGCAAGACCGACCCCGGCGGCTGGATACTCAAGGACATCATTGATCCAAATGACCCCGATGGCGAGCGCAAGATCACGGTGCAGGAGCACAATCGAACCGGCCAGATACGCCCGCCGCAACTGCCGGGTGTTGGCACGGCCACAGCCCCGGCCGGGGCTGACCCATTCACGGCCGGCACTGCGGGCGTCTACGGCTTCGGCGGCAACACGCCCGACGCGGGCGGGGGCCAGCCGGCCGGCCCGCCAGCACAACGGCGCGGCATCACCTTGCCCAGCGGCGAGGTGGTGACGCCACCGCCGGGATTGAGCAAAAAGGGCCGCGAGGCATGGCAAAACCACATTGCCACAACGTCAGCCGATATGGCGTCTGGCAAGATGACCGAAGCACAGGCCAAATACTCGATCTACGCCACCGGCATGGAAATCGCCCAGCGGGAATTGGAAGGTTCATCGCATTTAGGAACGTCGGCGGAAGGCAAGGGCCTCGGGGGCCTGCCGTGGGGTGTCGGGGCATATTTCCAGAGCAACGCATACCAGAATTACCGCAACGCCAAGGATGCTTGGCTCAATGCCAAGCTGCGGGCAGAGAGCGGCGCGACGATCAATCCTGACGAATTCGCCCGCGATGATCGGATTTATTTTCCGCAACCGGGCGAGGGCCAAGAGCAAGTCGCGGCCAAGGCACGGCTGCGCGAGCAGATCACAAAGAATATGACGAAGGCAGGCGGGCCCGGGTACACATCGCCGCCGCCAACCGCAGCGGCGACTACGCCGACACAAGCACCGCCAACCGCAGCTCCGGTGCGGGTGACATCGCCCAGCGCCGCTCGCAAGCTCCCGAGCGGAACGCAGATCATTCTACCCGATGGGCGATTGGGCACGGTGCCGTGATGGCTGACGAATGGGCCGAGTTCAATCCTACAGCCGCCCCTACTGGGGGCGGTGACGAATGGGCCGAGTTCAAGCCAACGACCCGCCCGCCCGGTGAGGATGTGACCGCCGGCATGGCGCTGCGCGGTATTCCCGTGCTCGGCGCCTACATCCCGCAGGCAGAGGCGGCCATCCGGGCCGCAGCGCACCCGCTGACCGGTGTGGGCGAAAAGGGCGGCACATTTTCGGAACGCTACGCCGCCAACTTGCCCAAGCGGCAGGCCGACTATGCGCAGGCGGAACGGGAACAGCCGATTGCCTCGACGGCGTTGCAGGTTGGTGGCGGTATGGCGGCACTGGCCCCGCTGGGGGCAACCGCGCTGGGTGCCCGCGCGCTCGGCGGTGTTGGCACCATTCCACAGCGGATCATAGCCGGCGGCGCCTCTGGGGCCGGCATTTCGGCGGCGGATGCTCTGGCGCGCGGGGAAGACCCCACCACGGCGGCTGAGGTGGGCGGTGGCCTCGGCATGGCCATTCCGGTGATCGGGGCGGCGGCTGGGCGCATTGGCAGGACGGCCCGCGGCTATCTCGGCGCCCCCAATGCCGATGAGCTTGGGCAAGCGGTGGACGCCGGCTATACCGCGCTGCGGGCCTCGGGCGCGGAATACAATCCAACCGCGATCAATCGGGGCATTGCCGGCATCAAGGCCAGCCAAGACATTGACGAAGAGCTGACGCCTCGGGTTTGGCGGCTGCTCAATCGAACGCAAGCCGAAACTACACCGCCGCAAGCGGGTGCCATGTCGCCATTGACCGGCATGCGACCCACTGCGCGGCCGGGGCAAACCTTCGATGAGCTTGATACTCTGCGCAGGCAACTGGGCAAGGTTGCGCGCGACTATACCAACCCGACCGAAGCATTAGCCGCACGGCAGGCGATCCGCGGCATCGATGACATTATCGGCGATCCCGCCAACATCATGCGCGGCAATGCCCAGCAGGTCGCAACATTGGCCGCTGAAACCCGCGCCAATGCGGCGGCTGAATTTCGCGTGCGGGCCATGGATGCACTGCGGCAACGGGTTGAGGACCGGGCCGCCTCTGCCCATTCCGGGATGAATGTCGAGAACACCTACCGGCAGGAATTGAAGTCATTCATCCGGCCCAACAACAAGGGCGTTTCGTCGGCCTCGAAAGAGGGATTTACCCGGCAGGAAATTCACCAGATACGGCAGGCGCTGCGGACCAGTTCCTTCCCCAAC